CAGGGCGCGGACGAGATTTTCGGCGGCTACGCTCGTTACGCCGACTGCGCTGGGATCCCCCGGCCGGACGGATACGAGAGCTACAAGCTCCCCGAGCAGTATCGGGGCATGACGCTCGATGAGGCGCAGCGGTGGGACATCGAAAACTCGCTTCCCGCCCTGCTCCATGTCGATGACCGCGTGAACATGGCTCACGGGATCGAGTCCCGAGCGCCGTTTCTCGACCACCGGATCGCCGAGTTCGTGTTCTCTCGCCCGACCGCCTGGCGCTTGCAAGACCACAAGCTCAAAGGCGCGTTACGCAGGATTGCGCGAGGCATCGTCCCCGACTCGATCATCGACCGCACCGACAAGATGGGATTTCCGGTGCCGCTCATGGAGTGGTTCGGGGACGGCTTCTCGGGGTCGCAGCGGGAGCTCTGGCAGAAGTTGAGCCTCACAACCTGGCACGGGATATTCATCGAGGAGCGGGCGGCCGCGTGAAGATCAGCGTTTTCACGCCGACGAAGGATCGCCTCGACTGGCTCATGAGAGCGATGCTCTCCGTCGTCGCGCAGAGTCACGAGGATTGGGAATGGATCGTCTTGGACAACTCGGACGAGCCGTACTTCCCGGACGGGGTGCTCTCGGAAGACCCGCGCATCCGCTATCACTGGGAACCCTGCGACGGCGTGGCCGATGCCTGCACCAAGGCACTCGCACTTTGCACGGGCTCTGTTTGCACCTTCCTCGGAGACGACGACCGCCTCGCCCCGCAAGCTCTGGAACGTGTCGCCGAAGCGTTTACACAATGGCCCGATCTTCGTTGGCTGTACGCCGCCACAGAATTGCGGAACCCCGCCGAGTCGGTCATCTGCCACCGTGGACACATTCCCTTCTCGCTGCCCGAGCTTCGCAAGTGGTACTACCTGGGCGGCGCGGTCTACTGGCGGAAATCACTGACCGAACGGCTCGGCGGCTATCAGAAGTCATACGACGGAGCCGCCGATTACGACCTCTACCTCAAGTTCGCGGAGGACTCGGTGCCCCTCTGGATACCAGAAGTCCTCTACCTCTACACCGACTGGGCCGGTACCGACTCCCGCGTGCGGGCCGCTAACCAACTAGCCAAGACTCAGGAGATCGCCGCCCGTGGCTGAGAAACCGAAACCCGAATCTCGCAAGATCGCCGTCATAGACGGCATCCGTTGGGTGTGCCCGTTCTGCGGGCGTGACAACGGCATCCCCGAGCGCCCCGTGTGCGCCTGCGGAGCCGAGCGCGTGGACGAGATCGCCTCGCGTGCCTGATCTACCGCTTGCAACTTCTGAACTCACACAGATGCGCCACACCGTCGAGGCGTACCTGGCCGGCACGGCCGTCATTCACACGGCAACCCGGGCCTCGGACGGTCAGGGCGGGCAATCATGGACCTACGCCGCGTCCGGCACGGTCGATGCCCGGCTCTCCCCGCTGGCAGGTGACGAGGTGCAGCTCGCGGAGCGCATCGCAGAGGCAAACGCGCAGATCCTCACCGTGCCGCAGGCAACCTCCATCGACGCTGACGACCGCGTTGTTTACGACTCAGTGACGTATGAGGTGAAGCACGTCGCTACGCGGGTGCCGTGGGAATTGTCCCGGCGGGTCATGGTCGTGGAGGTGGACTGATGGCGACGATGAGCGTGCATATCAAGGTCTCGTCGCGCATCCCGCAACTCAGCGCGGCGGTCAAACAGAAGGCCGAAGCTGCGGTGGCGAAGGCGGCGGCGGACATCGAGGCGCAGGCCAAGGCTCGGGCTCCCGTGGACATCGGACTGCTCAAAAACTCGATCAACGAGCGCGAGGAGGGTGACTTGCGGCACATCGTCGAGTCCCCTGTCCACTACTCCATCTATCAGGAGTTCGGGACGCGCAAGATGGCTGCGCGGCCATACATGGTGCCCGCCGTCGAGTTTGTGAAGCCCTCGTTCGAGATGGCGATGAGGAGCCTGGTTCCATAGTGGCCGAGCACATGAACCCCGTCGACTCGGCGCTTTACACGCTGCTCTCGACTTCCACCGCGCTCACTAGCCTTCTCTCCGGCGGCACCGCCGATCCCTCTGTCTACCAGTGGCTCGCGCCGGAAGGCACCGACGAGCCCTACGTCGTCTTTCAAACCCAATCCCCCTCTGTTCCCGTCCGCACCCTGAACGCGATCGCCTACGAAAACGCCCTCTACACCGTCAAGGGCGTGACCCGAGGGCCGAGCGCGCGAGCTGCGGGGACGATTGCCGACGCCATCGAGACGGCGCTTTCCACGGCCGCACTTTCCGTCACTGGCTATAACCACGTTCTCTGTCGCCGCGAGCAGGACATTGACTTCATCGAAGTAGCGGACGGGCAGAGATACACGCACCGGGGAAGCGTGTGGAGAATCCAAGTCGATCCGAGTTAGAGCAGAAGCAACTGCTCCTCGGTTTCGTAGGTGGCGATGATCTCTCGCGCCCATGTGAGCAGGTCGGTGACGCGCTGACCCGCCTTGTGGGCCTTCGTCCAGAGTTCGAGGTTCTCGATCCGATTATCGTTCCGAATTCCGTTGCGGTGGTGGACGACTTCCTCCGGGCGTAGATAGCGACCGAGGCGTTGTTCCATGACGAGCCGGTGTTCGTAGAGATAACCGTTCTTGTTCGCGGCTGGATGCTCCGCGTTCCATGCAAGGACGTATCCGCCTGCTGTTTGAATGCGACCGCCCTGCCACATGTGGTGGTCGGGGCCGCGCCTCTTTACCCATAGCCGCTGTTTGTGCTTCCCGACATAGGGCTTGGGATGTCCAATAAAACATCGTCGCGAGTATTGGCTCGCGGTAACTATCTCAGTCTTCTGGCCGCATCCGCACTCACAGATTCCAGTAGGGATCAGCGATGGGTCTGGTACGCGCCGAGGACGATTCCCTCTCCCTTGTCCCGAAAGCCATTTCACATAGTGGCCCGTTCTGAATCTTCTGCCGGGACGAATCATTTCACCACATCCGCACTCGCAGTACCGTTGTTTATTCATGCGTGCATTCTAACACAAGGAGACGGCCCGTGGCCAATCCAAGCGCGAATGCCGGCACCGCTTCTTCGATGTCCATAACTGCCGTCGGAGGGGCGAACCTCGGCTTCGACCTCACAAACTACCTCACGAGCATTCAGCCTTCGTACACTCGTGCCCGAATCGAGACGACCACTTTGGGGAACACTTCTCGGCGTTTCCTTGGTGGATTTGTCGAAAACGGCTACGAAGTCGAAGGCGTCTGGGATACCACTCTCGACGCAACGATGCTCCCCCTTCTCGCCGCCGGCAGCGCCGCGCCGATTGTCTATTACCCCGCCGGAACCGCGTCGGGCAAGACCCGGCACGACTCGACGGCCGTGTGGCTCGGCTACTCGCCCCCGACCGATCGAGATTCGGCAGTCACCTGGACTGGCTCGATCGCAGTCGAGGGCTCCGTGAGCCGTACGACCATCGCCTAGCACTACCCCCAGAGGGAGGTAATGAATGGCCGCTAAACCCAGCAAGCTGCCCGTGGGCACGTTCGAGCAGATCGCGTCCGCATCCGACCTCGGAGAAGGGCAGGTACATGAAGTCCCCGAGTGGGGCATCTCGCTCAAGATTCGCGGGCTCACTCGGGGGGAAGCGCGGTTGCTCTCGTCTGAGGAATCCTCACCGGAGGACAAGGAAGTGTCCGTCCTTCTGTGCGGCGTCGTCGAGCCGAAGTTGGAACCTGACCAGGCGCGCAAGGTCCTCCAGGAGAAAGCCGTCGGACCCACCGAACGACTGATCGACGCCATTCTGGAGCTGTCTGGAATGGGCGACACCTTTCGTAACGCCTGACGGCACACCGATTCCCTATGACAAGGGGAAGCAAATCGAGTTCGCCCGCGACGGCGAGCCGCTCGACGTCTGGTTGATGCGAAAGCTCGGCTGGACGTATGAGCAAGTCCTGACGACCCCGAACCACATCGTTCTCGAGATCCTGGCCGCGCAGCGGCTCGAGAACGAGTTCAAATCCAGATCAGCGAAGGGGTAGCACTTGGCTCAAGCCGGATCAGTCACCGTCGAAGTCGGTGCGAATCTCTCCAGGTTCGAGTCGGGAATGCGGCAAGTCGACTCGCGGCTGTCGCGGCTCGGCTCACGCACCACC